ACGATTTGGTTTGGACTTCTGTAAAGAAAGTTCTTGTCGGAGCTAAAGTTATGAAGGAAGAATCATGAGCATGTTGTCTGTGTACATAAAGAATCAGGTCAAGAAGAATGGTGCTAAAGCTATCGTTCTAAAGGTCGTAGGAATGATTGTTAAAGCAACCAAGTCTAAGAAGGACGATGAGATGCTAGAGAAAATTAAAGAGGTATTAAAAAATTACTAAATGGCAAGGAAATTCCACAAGGTAGAAGCCTTTCATGGAGGGCTGAACTCTAAATCTGATGCTCGCGATATAGGGGATACTCAATTATCTGAAGCAATAGATGTTTCTATAGATGACGTTGGAAAGATTACCAATGCTGGTAGTTTTACAACCGTTACTAACAGTGCGTCTACAAAGCCTGCCGCTAATGCGTCTGCTAAAGGGTATGGATTATTCAGGTTCTCTTCTGATTATCATAAAGATTGGGATGGAAATCCTGCTACAGGAACTAGAACAGATTATCTATTAGGTTGGAGAGATGCAGATAAAAAACTCTATTGGAGTGCAGATGGTGCTGATTGGGAAACCCCTACTCATTTAGATACATCATCAGATTGGGCTGGTGGAAGTGAAAACCCTCAACCTATCTTTTATAATGTTGATGGGGCTATAAGGATGTCCGACGCTGGATTTAATTCTGGTAATAATTCTCTTTGGATTGGAGCTATAGATAGGACTCTATTTACAGATGCTTCAACAACAATCGATGTAAAAGAATGGTTTAAAACATTACAAGAGCTGACTGCCCCTATACAAGGATATACTACTAAAACTGCTCCCAATAGTCTTGTGGGTACTGAGAGGGTTCACTGGCATATTAGGAATATAAGAGAGTCAACAACTTCTGTTCCTGCGTTTGATAGTGCATCTGCGTGGACTATGACAGATACTGCTGGGGAACATCTTCAGACTCAATCTAGACAAGGTGGTGGATTTGAAGGAGCGTTTTATAGGAGATTGGGTTGGAAGTTAGTAAATGAGAATGATGATGATGCTGAACAAAAAAACTACTGGACATCTCCTGATTTTTCTAATTCTACTGTAATATCAACTGGAAAGGCTGCTTATGTTGCTCTTAGGCTTGAAGATATGGATAACAGAGATATGTGGATGGGAACACATTCTAAAATTGTTGATGAGAATCAGGCGTGGTCTATCACTCTTTCTAATCCTAAGATTCAGTTATACGATGCTTCTGACAATTGGATTAGATGGGAAATTCCATTAACTAATCTCTTTCTCGCTGACCCTGGTGAGTGGGTTGTTCTTGAGCTTCCATATGATGAAGTTACAGAAAAGAGCGGTTCTGGAGATAGTACGTTAACTCCTATTAAGTTTAGTTTTATTACTGATATGGCTATTGATTTAACTGGTGGTGGAAGTGTAACTACTTCATCAGATTTTACTGATTCGGCTGTACCTGTGATGCAGATTTCTGATTTGAGAATAGGAGATACTGAGAAAACAGGTTCCTCTGGTGCTAAAGGGTCTAAGAAGTTTGCTTACTCCTTTGTATATGATGAAAATGATAGTGCTGAAAGTTTATTATTCTCAATGCCTACGCAGGCTGTGAGCCTACATCCAAATGATTTTGGATATAAGATTGGTATTACGGGACACGTTAGAAATGCATGGACGAATAAAAGAATTACTGGTGCAAATCTATATATGATAGAGGATGATGTCCCATATAGGATAGCTCAGTTAAATTTTATCAAGGGTTTAAAAGGTTCTTGGGAGTCTGAGTTTCCTGCTGATAAGCTGGGTTCTTCAGTAGACGCATTTGCTACGGAGCATACCTCGGGTAGTAAATCCAATTCAATAGAGACTACTGGACTTCCACTTCTTGAATCTTATGAATCTTTGAATGGGTTTAAACCTACTGTTGATACGATTTCAGCTAAGTATAAGACAGCAGTTGTTCTTAACAGGAAGGTTTATATAGGCAATATAGAGCAGAATGGAAAAAAGTACGGGGACAGGATGATTAAATCTGTAACCAATTCTTTTGATTGTTTTCCTTCTGTTGGTAGAGAGATAGATGTAGTTGTTAATGATGGTGATGATATTATTAAGTTAGAAACTTACGCAGACAGGATTCTTCAGTTTAAAAGAGGAGTTATGTATTTAATCAATGCGACTAAAGTTGCGGAGTTTTTAGAAGATACTTTTGTTGGTAAGGGAGTTGTTCACCCAGGGGCTGTTTGTAAAACAGACTTTGGTATTGCATGGGTAAATGAAAATGGGTGTTATCTATATGACGGGCAGAAGGTTAATAATTTAACAGAAGGTGCTATCCATGAAGATGATTGGGCTAATCATGTTAATGTAAATAGCCAGATATTTTATTATCCTAACAAGAGGAAACTATTTGTAACTGGTGATTGGAGCGATGAGGGTACTGCGTCAGATGATATGTATGAGTATTGTTTAACCACTAATGGATGGACTAAGATAAAGGAAAGGGCACCAGCTTCTACAACAAATTATGTTTTAGACGTTGATAATATTATTAAAACACTTGATAGTTCTGGCAATATAAAGAAGTGGGATGACACAGTACAGTCTTCTACCTCTTATGAGGTTAGAACTGGAGATATAGATTTTGGGAATCCTGGCACAGTGAAGAGAGTATATGGAGTATATCTTACTTATAAATCTCCTTCAGATACAAATATATATGCTACATTTGATACAAACGGAGGAACTACTTATGGGTATGATTTTGAAGATGGAACTAATTATGAATCAAATACTCTTCAAGGTACAGGTAGTTCATGGTCTGAAGCTGTCTTGAGACCAGATACATCGTCTGAGTCTAATAATATAAAGTCTTTTCAGTTAAAGTTAGCTGCGACTGCAACTGTACCTTCTACATTTGAGATTAATGATATGACTATTGTATACAGAGAGAGGTCTATCCGATAATGCCTGCTGAAAAATCAACAAGACGAGCAAGACATGAACAGGCTACAATTCCGAGAACTAAGAGGGGTGTACCCAACCCTAATTCAGGCTCATTAGGAGACCAGACTTTTACACAACGTCCTGATGGAGGACTATCTCACTTGGTAAAAGGAGAAACTGGGTGGGTTGAGATGTCTACTTCTAATGCTAGTTTTTCTGGGGGAGCAGTGGCTAGCCAACCATCAATTGTATCTACATCTGTGTCCGCTGGCGCTGGGGGAGCAACAAGTGGAGCTATCAAGTCTCACTCAGATTTAGATGATTTAAGTAATGATGACCATTCTCAGTATATGCATATCTCTACAGCAAGGACAGTATCAGCAAGTCACACTTTTAGCAATACTAATCCGTTTGTTATTGGTAATACTACTCTTGTTCCTAATCTTAACGCTGATAAAGCAGACGGATATGACTTTAACCAAGATGTCAGTACAAATGGTACACCCTCATTTACTACATTAACCACACCTAGATTGATTAGCATTGCTGATATTACTCTTGAACCAGGTGGCTCTGATGTTCTTCCTCTTGGAAGCAGTGATATTGATTTGGGTGATTACAATAGAAAGTTCCGTTCATTGTACGCATCCGAACTTGTAGTAGAGACTCTAGTAGCTCAAGACATATTAGCTACTATTGGTGGGAGGATAATGGTAGCTCCTACGACTAAGCTCATAGCTGACTTAGCATCTGGTGCAACTACAATGGATGTAGAGCATAATAATATTACTGGAAAGTATGTTATAATGAAGACGGCTCCTGCAGGCTCAGCTCAACAGGAAGTATTTAAGATGAGTGCTAGTTCTCCTTCAAGTATTACTGGTGGATATAGATACAACATAACAAGTAGGAACTTAGATTCAACGGGAGCAAATGCTTGGGTAGATGGTGATGCGGTTTGTTCACTTGGTAGTGCTGCGGGTGAAGGATTTATAGACCTTACCAGTACATCCACAATTTTAAGTCACGCTGGGCCTACAATGGGTATATATGCACGAACAGGTACTTCTAATTGGAATGATTTGAAGCCTACGGTAGCTGTGGGACAACTCTCTAGCTACGTTGATTATGGTGGAACTGACAAATTTGGAATAGCTATTGGAAACGACCTTACTCTTGCAGTTACTGGTGGGTTTAAAGGACTCACGGCTGATAACACCAATGGTCTAAGGATGTTTAATACTCCTATAGAATTGTATAGCAGTACTGAAAAGAAAGTAAAACTCACTTCTGATGGAGTAATGAAGATTGGGCGTTATCTTGATAATACTGCGAGTGGGTCTGAAGACGCAAGGCTTTCATGGGATGGTAGTAACCTCACAATTAAAGGAACTCTTATCTTAGCTAATGGAGAGACGATTGACGGCCCTGGTATGACATGGAGAGGTGCGTGGTCAGCTTCTAGTGTTGCATACGCTAAGAACGATGCAGTCTCACATATCTCAAAGTCTTGGATAACTGATACAGCACATACTTCAGCAGCAAGTGGAGGTACGGTGGGGCCACCTGGAACTGGAAGTTATTGGGATTTAATTGCAGACCAGGGCACACAGGGTACTCAGGGTACTCAGGGTGAAACTGGCTCACAGGGTGAAACTGGCTCACAAGGTGAAGCTGGCTCACAGGGTGAAACTGGCTCACAGGGTATACAAGGTATACAAGGTGTACAGGGGATACAGGGTGATGCGGGAGTAGCTGGGTCAAGAGGTAGTAGACATTATTATCTTGTTTCAACTGCGGAAGCATGGTCTGATGATGCAGCTTGGGCTGTTTTGGATAGCCCTCAGATTATACGAGATACTGTTACTCAATATAAAGTAGGAGATTGGTCAACCACAAAGTATTTATATACTGGGAGTAATCCTGGAACTTGGACTACAGTTTCTCAGGTAATAGATGGTAACTTAATAGTACATGGCACAATTGGTGCTGATATGATGGATACTGGAGGTCTTATAGTAAGGACGGCAGCATCTGCGACTACTAGAATGGAGTTAGACGGAGTATCTAATTCTTTAAGTTTGATAGAATATAAAGGGGCAGATAAGGTTAGAGTTCTTATAGATGATAACGACACTCCACCATCGATATTGGAATCAACAGCGACATATACCAGCCCAGACGCATGGAACTCTGGCACCGTCGCACCCAATACATCTTCTTCACCTGTAGAAGTTTATAGTGCTTCACGTAGTTTACCAGCAGGTAGAGATGCTAAGTATACTGCCGTAGTTACTTATACTACTATACCCAGTGGAGATGCATCGTATTATTTGGTAATGCAGGGAAGTACTGATGACAGTACTTTTGTTGATATATATACAAAACATGTTAATGACCCTGCTAGTGGAGCTACGACAAATGTATATTTTCCAACTATGGGATACACTTACCATCGTATAAAGGGTAAATTTTTAAATGACAACGGTTCCAATGCTACTAATTATTCTGTATCATCACAGGTAACTCTAGTATATGACCAGAGAACGGAACTCAATCAAGGTGGATGCTCATGGATGGGAAGGTATGGGTGGTCAAGGCTTGGTGCTCCTGCAGTAGCTGCAGCTCTCTCTACTGTAACGCATGGTAAATCAGTTTTTGAATCATATGGGACTGCTGACTTTTGGCAAGTTGACAGTGGAGGGCAAAACACTGGTGGGAACTTAATGAATTTTACTTTATCTGGAGACCCTACTAAGGCTTGGACTATGTATATGGAGTCTGATGGTGATTTAATTATTGTTAATGGTGCTGGTAAGGGAATGAGAGTATCTTATGTCAGCGGTGGAGTTTCAACAGTGTCGTAGTAAAATGGTTATCTTTAGAGGAGCAGGAATATTAAATTCTAGACAGGAGATATTATGAAAGGGATGCAATCATATCTTAGTGGTCTTCAAAATCAGTATCAAGATATTGCTGGAGGAGCTGGTAAAGCAACAGAAGCTCTTGGTTCTTATTTCGGAAAGACGAGAACAATTAGGGAAAAGGGTGCTTTTTGGAATCAAGCAGCTGACGCTGGTTTTAGTTTGTGGCAGGGATATCAAGAAGGCAAAGCAGAGCATGAAGAGTTTGCAGAAGCGGCTGAGGAATACGGGTTTGAGTATGAAAAGCCTGAAGGTATATTAGAAACGTGGAAAGGTGTATCTGACGAAACTCTTGATAAGACTTTTGCAAGACAAACTGAAAAAGGATGGCAAACAATGTCTGGGAAAGAACTCCGTAATGTTTCTGATATATATAAAATAGGAGGAAGAGAAGCTGTCGGAGATATTGAAGATTATGGTCAGGGAGGAACATTCTCTGAAGCTATGGGAGATTATGTTTATGACGTTGCTGGTAAAAATTATCTTTCACAAGAACAAATAGATAAATTAGAGGCAACTGCTAAATACGAACAGAACTTTCCTGCCCCATCACAATATAAGAATATTCAGAGTAAGGTTGATACTCAAATGAAAGCATCAGGGAGTTTTGACCAAGCTAAAATAGATTATGATAAAGCCCGTGGAGTTTACGGTTCAGAAGCGTTACAGAAGATGAGGGCTAGGCCTGCGAGTGAGAGAGAGAAGTTAGGAAAAGTAGCAAAACCAGGTGAGTTACTAGGAAAGGATGAGTTTGAATGGCAAAGAAGAGACCCCTCGGGTAATCCAATAGGGGAAATTGAGACAGTTGAATATAAACCAATGAGCCTCTGGGATGAATTGATTGACGAAAGAAATCGGTTTTCCTTCCATGGACAGTCGAGGAACTAGGTGAGATAATGGAACCTATAAGCGCAACCACAGCATTCGCAGTTTACACAGTGGGTAAACTTGCTATAAACGCATTACAGGGATGGCAGCAGAGAGGTGCAAATCGGGACTTAGCCTCTGGAATAGAAAAGGGACTAGTTCAATTAGGTGGCTCCTTACCTGATGCGCGAGAGGCTGCTTATGGGAAAATGGAGATAGCATCCGAGAAAATGGCTCACTCAACTGACAAGTTATTAACCTCAGTCTCAACAAAATTATCAGATGCGTACGCTACTATTAGAGACACTGGTGGTTCTCTTGCTAAAAATTATCGGAGTATTCAAGCAGAAGATAGGGCAAAGAAAAGTTTGTGGGATTCATATTCACAGGGTATGAAGGATATAGATTTAGCAGGGCAAGATATGAATATTGAGGCATTTAAAGAACTATTTGCTGGAGTCGCTTCAACACAAAGAAGGAAATCTGATATGGAAGCTAAGATTAAAAGGTTAAGAGGATAATACGATGGCAGAAACCAATCCATATATGTTTACTGAAAGATTTACCTCTGCAACTGGAGCAAACTTTTTAAGTGCATTAGCATCTATAGAAAGGATGTACAGGTTAGAGCGACAAAAGGATGATACTTTCAGACAAAATTATCTATTACAGGAAAGAAGACTTAATGTTGAAGCAAGTCTTTGGGACAAGAGACTAACAGCACAGAAAACGCGTGAAGAAGGTCTCTTGCAAACTCAGATTACTGCTGAAGCAACACAAAGGGAGGCTGATAGGGCTCTTAAGTTTCAAGAATCACATATAGATACGTTAAATCAGCTAGCTAATGACCAACAAAGGTTATACGAATCTGAAGTAGATAAGTTAGAGGTACAGAAATGGAGTATAAACGACCTTCAGAGTCTTCCATATCAGGAAACTACCTCAGGTGGTAAGGACATAATGGATTCTATTGAAGAGCTTAGAAAAAGCAGAACTACTCTTTTATCTAAAGATAACTTGGCTATGACGGATATGCTTAAAGCTAGTGAAATAAGACGTGACATGACGGAACAACAGCTACTTATGGTTAGAAACTTATCTGAGACAGCTAAAGAAGTAGACTTTTATTTATCTAATAATACTCCAATGTGGTTTCAAGACTCTAGACAATCCAATCCTTCTCTAAATGATAGTGAAATAGTAGCTCTACAAGAGAATTACTTTGTAGATGATATTGAAATGCAGGAATTATTTAAGAGGATTGATGTCAAAGGTAGTCCTACTCAAGGAATTTCGACTCATAAAGGATTGCAACTAAGGGTTGCGAATATGGTTAGGGCACAGACAGACCCTGAATACACTAAGTTAAAGTCGACTTTAGAAGTTGTGGACGCTATAAATTTAAAAAATCAAAAAGATTTTGATAGTAGCATTGGAAATTTAAATGGATTTATGGAAGCGGCTCTAGAAGAGAATGGCGCATGGGCTAGAAGTGTTTTAAAATTTCTTCCTAATTTAAAGTTTAGTGACAAGGTACAACTATCAGACCATATGAGTGAGTTCGTTGGAGATGTAAATGCAAGGATTGCGTCAGCGCATAAGAAACTAGGTAAAGGAAATGAGACTGATGTGGGTTTAGCTGTGATACAAGCTGGTAACGATATACTAGGTATTCTAGCTCAACCTGAGGTTGAACAAATTGAGCTTCTTTCACAGATGGTAAATACGATTAATGATGCTATTTCTCTTGGTGGAGCTACACCTTCTGCTGATGAATCCGCAGTTGCTGTAATGGTTTTTGAGGAGCTTCAAAAAGCTGGAGTTCTTAATGGATTTATTGATACTGAGGGCGGCGAGTGGATGAGGACATTAACAGATGCTCAAAAGAATATAGATAGTAATAATGCAGAAATTTTGATTGCACGCACGACAAAAAAAGACCTATACAAGATGCGAATGGTTGGAGAAATAACTGAGGAAGAGCTTGAAGAAGTAATAAAAGGCCCGAAAGAAAAGACAGAGAATGAAGCTAAAACTACTGAAGAAAATAAATTAGAGCATCCGAATGGCATGTCAATTCTAAATTTAGAGACACAAAAGGTAGAAGACCGTGATGGCAATGCTCTAAGAGATGCTTCTCTTTTAGAACTGGGTGAGACTATTTTTCTTTCTGGCACTGATGAGCAAAAAGAAAAGTGGGGAGAGGCGTTAGATGAATACCAATCACATATTATGGGTACAGCACCTGACATTAATGCTCAAATAGATAATATGTATAACTTAGACTTACCATTTAATGAATGGAATTATACGGGAGGCGGAGAGTCGTCCTTCGGGATTGACAAAAGTTTAACTTTGAATAATATATTACAGAATAAGCTGACAGGTGGGAATGAGGAAAATACTATTCTAGAGGATGATGATGGAAATATTGTTCAAACTGACCAGGATTATATAGATAGTCTTTTTAGTTCATTGAGTAATACTGAAGAAGACAGATTAAATTTAAGTAGAGATAGGATGACACAAGAAGCTTTGGACAGCGCGTCAGGAAATGATGAAGTGCTTGCTTCTCTTGACTATATGGGGAACTGGGTTTTTGATGATTATACTAAAGGATTCACAATAGGTAATTTCTTTGAAGAAATTGGTGGAGGGGAGCCCTTATTTCTAAACACAGCTACTGGAGAACGAAGAACTGGATTAGAAATGACCATGAGGATGCAATCTGGAGAAGCAGGAGAGTTTGCTAATGGAATGGACTTGAAAAAGTTTCTAGATTACCAGACTGTACTTAAAAATGAGTGGGAAAAGGACGCTGATATTAGGGTTCTTACTAGGGAATTAGAGAAGAAACGAGAAAGGGTAAATAGAATAGAAAAAAATATGAAAAGGACTACTAGCTCTAGGAATAAAAAAGAACTAGAACGTCTTAAAGAAGAGATGAGGAATCTAGCAGTAAAGATTGATGTGTCTCGCGGTGCTACGATTTCTGAAACACGCGCCTTCTGATTAAGATGGAACCTCAAACAAATCTAGACCTATTACGAAAAAAGTATATAGATGACCTAGCCGTAAAGGGTATTGAGTTAGACTCTGTCCAATTAACAAGGCTGAATGAGGTTATTTCTAAGAAGAAATCTGTTCAAGCAGGTTTAACACAATCAGATAATACCTCACTATCTGCAAAACAGAATAAAATGTTTAATCCCGCTGGTAACCTGTGGGAACAAGCTCAACAATCAACTCTCATGGGGCATCAGGCTTCATCCCCCGAGGGTCAAGGAAGTACATTAAGAACTCTTGGCGTTGGTCTTTGGTATGGTCTTGAATCTTATCTCTGGGAGACTCCTGGACTTGCTCTTAAACAGTTCGGAATTGAAGAACCTTTTGCTTGGAAAGATTTAAGCGGAGCTGAAAAAGCTGCTGCTGTTACGGGTGGTGGAGGAGCATTATTCCTTCCAGGTCTTGGTGGTTTTAGAGGGTTAACAAAACTTTTATCGTTTGGTGCTAAAAGAGTACCTGGGGGTCTTGTTAAAGGGATATCAAAAACCGCTGACGATGTTATTACTGAGAGTGCCCTTCGCTCAGCTACTAAAGGTGTTAATAAGAAGGTAATAAATAGTAAGAAGTTTAAAGATAATGCTGGAGCCGCTGCTGATGCTACTCGAAAGGCTGTAAAAAAGGAGATTATAAAATCCCAGGGTACTGTTGCTGGGGCTAAAGCTGTTGCCGAATCAGCTGATGAAGCAAAACTTATATTAGCTGCAAGAAGTAGACAGGCTATTATAAAGGCTCTAGAAGAATCAGGTTTAGGTCTTGGTAAAAAAAGAATAGCTGGTATTGCTGATGAATTGGGTGCGAAGTTTACAGAAGAAGTACTTCAAAATGGTGCTAATCTCGGTAGTATTTCAGAGGTCGTAGGAAGGTTAGTAGGTGGGTCAGTTCCAGGTCGTACCAGGGAGGCTATATCTAAGTATTTGGGTATGGCGGCAAATGATGTACTCTTATTGGGTATACATGGTTCTACTTCTAAGTACCTACAAAGTCTAACTGATGGTACGGATATGAGGATGTCTGATATTATGATGTCTACTCTTTATATGTCAGCTGCATTTCCAGCTGTTAGAATGGTTGGAAGTCTAAAGGGTGGCTCTCTTAATAAATTTCAAGGTAATAAAACTTTAGGAGAAGGGTGGAAATCTTTAAGAGATTATTTTAAAAGGATTAACTACGAAAAAACTGCGGAAAGATTAGGCGAGAACGCTGACGGTACTTTAAAGCATTTACTAAAGTCTATGCTCAACGGAACTCATAAAGATTTATACAATAAAAGTGTTCTAAAAGATGTTGTTTATAAATATGGTAATAAATCTGACACAGGTTCTCAGATTTTAAGTAAGCTAGATGATTTAACTCTTCCAGAAGTTATTGAAGTTCTTGGTTCTGTTAGAAAGCATACAGTTAATGCAACTGGGAAAGCCTGGATGAAAGATTACGCTATGGATTTCATTGGCTCTGGCCCTCGCATGGCAATTGGTAGTATGGCTATGAATCTACCTTCATGGGCAGGTGGAGAGTTTATGCATATGGAACCTCAGGAAATGTATGCTCACATGGTTATGGGTGGATTAATGACAAAGTCTAGAGGTGAGTGGGGGAAAGATGCCGCTCATCAAAATCAGATTAACTTCCACAGATATATAGAAGCCATGAGGTCATTAGATATGAGCCCAGAGTCTCTTGAGACAATGTTCATATTTCATCAAGCACGTAAAGATATTGGTAAGTTATTACACGGGCCAGGTACAGAAGAGATAATACAAGTATTTGAAGATGTTATATCTAAACAGTCTGATTTAGTTGGTGTTGAAACCCCTACAGGTGATGAGGGATTCAATTCATTTCATCATAAACTCGTAGCAGATTTTGCCAATTTATATAATGCTTATGTATTAGCTAGTCCAGAAGCTGGTAAGAAAACAGAAATAGATGTAAGAAAACTTAATAGAGACCAACTTGGAGCTATGAAGGAGAAGCTGGAAGCAATAGAGTTAGACGGCACTCCAATTGGAGAGCTTGGATTTAGAGGTGCTCAAGCTAAGATATCTGAGATGTTTGGCGGTTCTGTTAAAGAAATTTATTTGAATATGTTTAGAGAGCTTGAAAGCTTGAATTTTCCTGTTAGGGTTGAATTGGGGGACGATGGTAAAGACCAATTATTTTTTGGAAATATTGAGGTTGGGCCTACCGATAGTTCTCATGAGAAACTTAGCGCTGTTACCACTGTTAGAGATATTATGAAACTTCTTGAGCTTCCAGAGATAGGGATTGCTAAAAAGCATGATGCAACACTTAACATAGCTGACAAGAAAACAGCAGAAAAGATAGATAACGCTAAAGTACAAGAGGTTTTAGATAGATATGAGAAACATTTAGTACAGGAATTTTATCCTAATTCCAAGCAAAGGCTTGAGTCTTATGAAGGCGAGCCTGATATGTCTAACAATGTTTATCTTGATTTGATGGTTAGCTCAAAACAATGGAAGTCGGCTAACGATTTATATAATTTTATTGTTGGAAGAGATATTGGTCAAAATAATTTGGCTAGTAATTTTAGGGGTGGGTTTGAAAATCTATTTGTTAAAGGTGGTGCCCATGTAAAAGACTGGGACAAGCAGGTAATATTTGATAAAGCAGAGCCTAAAGATGCAACCAAAGCAAAAAAAGAGGAGATTGCAAAGAAGGGGCAGGAAAAACCAACAACTGTTGAAGAAGAAGAGTTCTATATCATGCATAGGGACATGAAACAGATTTGGAACCTTATGAACACAATGAGGCAATCCAGGAATGTTCACAATGAAGTAATAAAGGTTACTCATAAAGATATGAAAGCCTTACACAAGACGTTTAAGGATTCATTTGGTCAATTTCCTGAGGGCATGCTTATTAAAGGAGTGGGGTTTCTTGGTGAAGATTATTTCCTTAGTAGATTTTTTGACAAGTTAGACCTTCCACCTGAGTCTGTGTATTTATTTAAGGCATCTTTAGATAATGGGTTTGTAGTAGCTGATGGAAGGAGTGGCAAATTCTTTGTTTCTAGTGATAAATCTGTAGAAGCAATGATGAGAAAAGATAAAACTATTGAAGAGGGTGGTGAGTATTGGAATCAGGTTAAAAAGGCTGCTTCTGAGATACGTAAAGAGTTTACACTAATGGAAGGTGTAACAGTGGAAGATTTTATTCTTTCTCCTTCTGAATTAAGCGGTGGTGAGTTGAGAACGCCACAGGCTTCAGATATTATTACGATGCATGAAGGAAGAATGACGGATTCTATAAAGAATCTAGGTAAGGATGTAGGCAAGGCTTTAGATATTCTCGCTTCTATTACTGATACTTCTATGGAAGTAGAGGTCGCAAAGCTAGTTGATTTGCTAGATGGTGGTCTTATAAAAGACATTACAATGGAAGACCGCATCAGCACATTAGTAAGTATGAGAGATGCTTTGGGAAATGTTATAGAGGTATTTCAGGGGAAGGATAAAAATCAGCAAAATAAATATGCTATTAAAGCATTTAAGAACGCCTTAAAAGAAACAAAAAAATATCTCAAAAAGGTTTCACAGATTGATGATAGAAATGTTGACCAACTTGTTACAGAGGAAGGCGTTGAGGCTGGTTATGAACTTTATATTAGTACTATAAGAGAACATTTTTTAGAGGGTGTAAGTCCAGAGATTCATGCAAAGAATGAGTTAAGAAGGATTATTACCGAGATATATGGATACACAAGAAATGGTGCCTTAAGTGTATACTCTTCTATGACTCATCTGGACAACTTAAAAGGTGAGTTGATGGAGCATGTAGCATTGAAGGGTAAAGATGGAAAAAATAATACTGCGCAAGGAATGACTCTAGCACAAGTAGTAGAAGAATTTAATAACCACAGGGGTAATAGCTATGCTCTTCTCCAAACAGGAATAGAAAGAATTGAACGTGGTTTAAACTTTAAAAAGAATAATATTGTTAAGGACGCAGATTTCGTAGATGTTAGAAACAGATTTAAAACGCTTTTACATAGGACGCAACGAAGAGATGATATAAAAACTGCTGTACAGATAGCACAGGAATACAATTTAACCGAGCCTGGTGATAGAAATAAAATTGCTATAGATGTAATAGAAGATATTTCTAATGCTCGTAATCCTGGGGATAAGATGTCATCTATAATAAGAGAAAAATTGTTGGCTTCGGAGGATTACTCATCTTATTCTGACCATCAAAGAGACCAGTTGATTAAAGAAAAGATAGATGAGTTTCATAAGAGAGATGGTCTAACTCTTTTAACATATGCAGTCAATACTAGAAGGATAAAAAGTGCATCTTTTAAAGATGGGAACCTGATTCTAGAGCCACAGGATTCTAGATTCACAAGTCCTCTGGTTGAATTTCTAATGCAATTTGAGAATGGGGATAACGGGAGTGTCTTCTATTTAAATCAGAGTGCTTCTCTTCCATCACTGGTATCAAAGGAAAGTGTTAAAAGGAGCTGGGCAGGCCCAAGAAGACAACAAATAAATATATGGTCACTTAAAAAAGGGCATTCATTACAGGATTATATTGATGATGTAATGGCTGGTAATGTTAAAGATACAAAACTTAGCTATTCTCATTTAGAAGAAGGTCTTTACAAAGAGGTAAAGCCTTCAACGGAAACAAAAGAGTGGGATGTTAGCCCTAAAGAGTATAGAAGACCAGAAAGGTTACATTTTATTAGAATAGGTAATACTTCATTTTTATTTGAACCGTCAAAAGCTAACCAAGATATTTTAAACGGTTTGTATTCACACTGGTATGAAACCAACCTTAAATCTCTTAGCTCTAGAAATAGGAAGGCTGCTTTTAAAACAATGTGGGAGCCTCTTCTCGATGGTGGTGAAGGTTCTAATTCAGCTAGAAATAATGAATTAAAAATGTCTGTTTTATTTGTTGAGAACACATTGAAAAAAGGTTTCATGGAAGAGTATTTAGACCCTGCGGTTTACAAGAATCCAGAAGCAAGAAGAATGTGGGAATCTGTGACACATAAGTACGCATCACTTGCCAGTGGTGGAACCAGCCAGGCGATGTCTAAACAAGTTATAAACTATATGATGAAACGAACTGATACTTGGGGAGCAGTTAAGAATGATTTAAAACAGTATCGTGACGAAGGTATTAGGTATGGTATTTTAGCTGATGAGAGAAAGGATATAGATGGGAATTGGGTTGAGTCTAGCCCATTTCATGTACGTTCTCTTGTTAAAAGAGCATGGACAGAAGTAGCGTCTAAGGGGAAAACTAAGGCAGAAAGAGAAGACGCACAGCAAATGTTATATGAGTTAGAAGCTGATATGTCTAGAGACCCTGAATCACGGCAGCTTCCTAGTCTTGATGCTTCTAGTGTTGATGGTATTATGTATGTAAGTGAAAGATTTATGAAGGTTTTATCTGCTATGAAAGGTAGGGATTTGGATGAATATAATGGTATAAAACCATATACTTTCTTTAATAGTAGTGAAGGGAAATTACAGGGAACCCTATTGGCAAAGGGATATTATGTTTATGACCCTGAGATTGCAGCTAAGATGGGAGATGTTGACGTACTTATTGGTCAGTCAGCTGCTAAGTATATGAGTGATGATATTGTTCCTATGGTTCTAAAAGGTAATAAGAATAATTGGATTAGTGATATAGCAGGAATGAAAGCTGATAGTAAAATAAATGTTAATATTGAGTCGGTAGGGTTGGGTGTTGTCAATATAGATAAGAATGTTGCTTCAAGGTCTCATTCTATTGGTGACTATCAGAGTAGTGGATACATGGAAGAACTTCGTACATGGCAGGGACTGAGAAATACTATGGATGAGATATCCCTCATAGATAAACAGTCTAGTGAGGGTGATGAAATATTATCTAGGATTATGTATGAAGCTAAGTCTCAGGAGGGTATGAATTATACTGAAGGAGCTATTTCATTAGCTGAGAAGCTGGTAAACGTGGGTATGAGTTCTAATAATGATGTTATAAGACATACAATCAAGAGATTTTTACACGGGCCATTCTTGAATATCCTTAAGTCTATGAATAATCCTAATTCTCTAGATGCTATGATAGCTCCAGACAAAGATGGTACGTTAAAACTTCCAGTATTTATGAAGGCTGGAACGGTAGATGGTACAAAAAAAGCAACAGAGATATCAAATAGAGTGCAACTAGAATTGGGAGAGGTAGACTTACCGACAAATATGCATAAGATGGATGTCAAGAGTATAGATGACTTAACTTTTGTGTTTAAAAGTGGTGGTGTTGACGTACTGGTTGGCACTAAAGGAGGAAAAGGAAATCACAGAAGTCCTATAGACGATTTAGTAGAAGGTGAGCATATAGTTGGTCTTCAAAAGAATAGTAAGGGCAATTTAGAAAGAGATACTACTACTGGTAACTTAGAGTATTTCCAAATGGATAGAAAAGAAAGGAAATCAGATACTGCAAGGTCTAAGAAAATAGTAGAAGCTATATATGAATGGTACGAACGCTTTGATAGACCAGAAGGGCCGTCTCGTCCTACATTTGCTGAGATAAATAATGTTGTTAGAGCTATGAGGGGTGATTCTATTAGTGAGCAGTCACTGGGTTCGTTTAAAAAAGGAAAGTTAGTAGGTGGTGTTGCATATAGAATATTACAGAAAGCAGGGGTGCGCCCACAGGATGCAAAGAATATGTCATTTGGATTGACTACTGAAGGGTTCCCAATTCCTAGAGTTGGTTATGATTTGTCTACTCTTAGAGTTCGGAACGTAGGGGAAAAGACCACAGATTTTACTGATGGTAAGATTGTTAGGATTAATGCTTATGACCAGAGAATAGGATTTCAAAGAGATAATGATGGAGATAGGTTCTATCTCAACTTTGATAGAGGGTTAGAGACAATGGCTACCAATGTAAGAAACTTTGCAAAGGTAGTTGATTATCAGCAGATGCCAAAGAATCCTCCTGATATTAATTTGTTTGGTATCGATGTAGCTAGAGACACATATGTGGCTGGTACTAATGTTGACTCTGGAGTTGGACGATATGCAGGTATATATGACCAACAAAAGTTGAATGTTGGCTCAGCTATAGGATTAAAGTCAGCTTTAACACATCTAAGTAATGCTAAAATGACAATGAGTTTTCGTATTGGGAGTGATAAGAAACTTACTCCTTTTGATATGCTTGATATATCTAAGATTAAGTATGTAGAGGGTGACAGCCCAGCGGCCAGGCAATACAATGCTGTTGTTCGTCAGTTCATGTTTAATCAAAATTCTGTTGATATAAATAAGGGTACTAATGATGTGGCTAGGGAAGGAAGGGATGTTCTTATAGATGCTATGTTATTTGGTGAAATGCCTGATAATGCTACTGTGATGCAGAACCCAGAGTTTTACAAGATAGCAAAAGAGAATAGTTTATTTTATGACAGAACTGATAAGCAGAATCCGTTTACAGATTGGACTCCAGCTTCCAAAGCTGTTGTTAAGGAAGTATTAAGAATGATGAGGCGGGGTTCGAGAATATTTAATGATGTTTATGATGAGTCAGGGGGTAGGCAGGCTTCCGACAGGGAATTAAAGGAGGCCTATGCTGACCTTAGAGTACTATTTGGAGACGCTAGAGAAGCTAACAGAGCTATATTTAATAAATTAATGATGGGTGCTGGTGGCCCTGATTTTAAACTAGATGTTATGAAACTATTTTATGGTGAGGAGGCTCTAGCTGGTCTGAAAGATTATATTACGAAAGGAACATATGGAAAAGAAGTAATAAGGAACATGGCTGAGATATTTAACGAGGGTGTTCCTAAACAATTTAATACTGACAAGGTTATAGAATTTAGATATGGTGAGAATCTTAAGCAACCTGATGCTACATCTCAAAGGATTGCATTGTCTCAGTCTGGACATATTCTTCAAGAGTTAAGTGGCAAGAGATATTTTAATCCAGATAAGTCTGTTTGGGGAGAGATACCTGGGGAATACAGGAGAGTAATAGGAGATACCGCTGAAAGATTTATAAGCGGACTAGAAATGTTAGAAGTAATTGGACAGAAATCTCTTAATGATATTCTTCGCACAGACATGGCAGAAATGTTTGATTATGAGACACACTTAGATACTAGGATGAAGATAAAAGTAAATCCCGCCTTGAAAAGAGGAGCTATATTTGCCGCTTTAAATGCTGAGAAAAGGTCTCTAGAAACTCAAAAGAGGTGGTATCAGGGTGAAAGGTACCCACCCAATGATGTTCTAGTTGTTAGTAATGAGAGAAGATTGCTTGCGGTCAATAGAGCATTAGACCACGTTAAAGAACAATCTCTTAAAGGTTTAGTTGCGGAGGCGGGTAATTACCGTAGAGTACCTTCTCTTGGCAAAGATGCGGATAGACCTAAAACACATTATATGAAAAGTGATACCTATGTTTGGAGATATACTGGTAGACCAGAGGAAAGACTATTTGACAACGAGGGTAATATAAGCATTGATTTAAAATCATTAGAGTTTGTTGCTAATGTTCAAAAGGATAAATCTTATCAGCAGTATAAGGGATATAATTATATTGAATTAAAAAATCCTCTGATGCCGTCAACAATGGATAGCGCGTCATTAAAGCAGTCGTATTCTCTTCTTGGTGTGACTCAGGGGTTTGGTGTTCGAGATGTCCTTGCTTTTGCAGGGCGAAATGTTAAAGAGGGTGAACCTGGTATTAACAAGGCTGTTATGGAAAGGGAATACCTAGAGCTTTATAAGAAAACTATAGATACGATTAATTTTACTCATGCAGAAAGTTCCATCATGGGAAGCAGACAGATGGGTAGACCACGGGGATGGAGCAGGGCAACAACTAGAAACCAGCTGGCAATTAAAAAATTGATGGATGCATATGCTTGGGATAAATCTGCGGGTGAATATAATGAGCAGGCTGTTATTGGTATTATGAGACATTTATTAAGACCTTCTACTATTGAAGGATTTACTCCAATTGATTTACCGTCTGGAGTACAAAAGGAAATGGGAACTTCAATAGACATGCCCAGCTTTAGGGTAAATAGGAGAGTTGTAACCGAGACTCTCGACTGGGCTTTTTCTAATGATTTTGGAGGTAGGAAGCCTGGAGATAGAAATAATCCTGTATCTGAGTTGGTAGAACAGTGGCAGGCTTTGTCAGAGGGTATTACTCAAGAGTTTGTATACAACAAAAGATTAGCTGAAAATCCTTATAGAAGAGCCACTGGGACTGATTTAAATGAACGAGACCTTAATTTAGCTAGGCATTTATATGGTTTTACTGACCCAATTATCAGACAATATTTCGATAGAAATGGAGCAATCATAGAAACTAGCTTACAAGATTTTGAAAACGCAGAAGGTATAGGTTCATATATACGATTCTTGAGAAGGGGTAAAATTAGAAAACGATGGTGTAGAACAGGGAGTAAGTAGGCAATGAGTTTACCAGACGGATGTAATTTTGGCACAGACGAGAGAGAGAAGTGGACTATAAACATGAATAAGGTTATGTCCTTATGGAATAACAGCAAGGGTCTCCAAGAAATGCATGGGCCTGTTCATTCTAGCCCTGATGGATATCTTGAAGGTGCTCATATAGTTATAGATAATTTGTTGAGGTCTAGAGTGAATCCTTTAAAGAAATTTCATCAAGATTTTGCTTTAACTGATGGAGAAACAAATAGATTAATGGAGGAGATTAAAACATATAATAGAAGAGTTACAGGGAAAAGTTTTGTTAACCCTTTTATGAATATAATTGGTGTGCCTCATCATGTTGTTGCTAGAGACCCAAATGCTCAACAGTTTTATTCTGGAATAGATAGAGCTGTAGCTTATGAAAGAACACAAATGGAAAAGCTGAGAACTAATACTAATATAGCTTCCGCGGCTTTGTTGGAAGCATATAGAGATGTAGCTGGGGCTGGATTTTTTGGGATGAAAGGTTTAATGGTAGTTAAAAGGCTTAAAGACTTGGAAAAGAGCATGGCAACTTCTGCTACTAAGGTTGATAGGATACGTGCTCAGGTTGCTATAGAAAAGTTATTAGAGTTTGGTGATGGTAAACTTCTTAATGAATATAGAACTTTAATAGAAACCAGTCCAAAGTCTGAGAAATGGGCAGAGCTTGAAAAGGACGCTCATCCACAGATTCTTAAAGCAGCCAGTGCTACAAAGGCTTATCTTAAGGATATGAGTGCTGTGATGGTAAATAGTTTAGAACTACTCAAGACAAATTATCTTAACTCGTTAGGTTACTCAGGATTGACTGATATTAAATATATGACAGATAAACCAGCTCACTCTTTTGTAAAAAAGATAGATGCTGCTCAAAAGAAGATGCGTGAAAACGATGCATATTTTCCTCAGCGTGTAATACAGGATATGTCTGTACTAAAACAAAAAGCTGAGAAATTTAATAGGCTTAGGCTTACCAGGGAAAAAACTATAAAGGAGGCAGACGCAGTTGCTGTGACCCTTGAGAACTGGGGGTTACAGAAACATGCTAAAGCTAGAATGGATAATCTCCAGTTAGCTTATGAGAAAGACCCTATAACAGTTATGAATACGTTTGGTTATGAGGTTATAGGATTTAATAAACAACAGAAGTTGAAGAATACTTATTTTACTCTTCTTAGAAAGTTACCTAAAAATGAAACAAGAAACTTAACTCATGATTATACTGTATCTATGATGAAGTATCTTGATGATATCTATGGTGTTGCAACTAGAGGTTATCAGGATAGACCTCAATGGATAAATGATTTGTCATATACTCTTGGAGCTACCACAGCTATTAGAACTATGGGGTTTGGGCTGACAGGTGCAGTAAGGAACGCCGCTTCGGTAGGATTCTACTATTCTTATTTTGGTGTTAAACAAATTAGAAGAGCGAAAAAACTTGCATCACATGGAGAACTTCTTGATAAAATTAATAAGGCTGAGCAAGAGACTGGATTTGCATTTAATGAAGGAGTAGCGGCTCGTGAGTTAGTATCTCAAGGGCTATTACCTGAGTCAGGTATTAAACCTCAAGACATATCATTTAATGAACAGACAGGACAAATGGAGTATAAAAGTAGTAATGGTTTTAATAAATACTTAGCACCTGTTCTAACGTGGGGTGTTGATAAGTCATTAATATTTCATAGGATTACTGAGAACCATCAGAGAAGACATATGTTTAGGACTGCCTATTCGATTTACTATGATTCTATGATAAATAATGGAAATTATATGGCAGGTTTAAAGAAGCAATATGGAGGAGCAGAAGGGTCAGCTAAGAATGTAGTTGAAAGTGATGCAAGAAACTTTGCTCTGAATGCAGTTAATAGTTGGGCTTATGAATACGCTCCCCATGCTAAGTCTAAATTTATAAGGGGTGTACCTGGAGAAAGAGATTCGCAGGATAATCCTATACATTCTGCTAAGATTATAGGAGGAGCTGTTTCATCATGGTTTAATATGTTAATGCATTATCCACACTCATTAATAGCAACACATGGTAGAATGGCTAGAGGAGCTATAGCAGGTGCAAAGGCAGGACAATGGAACTCTCCAGAACAACAGTATATTATGAGATACGGTGCATTATACGTAGCTCTACAAGTAATATCAGCTTTGGCAAACACAGATTTAAATAACTTATTTGAAAATGATACTCTCGAAAAGATGAAGTCTCTTAGAAAAAGTGTACTAGATAAAGATAAGGATGATGTTATAACAAGAGGAATTGTCGGAGAAACTTTCGGCCCTCTTCCTGATGATTTAAGGTACGCAGGAGAGAAGCTAGGTTTATTGAATGCAGATAGAACTGACTTCCAAGAAATACTAATGGGTAATCAGAACTATGCTAAGATGTCAGGTAAGGATGAAGAAGCTGCTGCTTGGTACAAGTTGTCAACACTTACAGGTCTAATGCAAAATAAGATACTTCCATCTTTTGCAGATGGTAGGGGCAGTGATATTTTTAGACATTTATTTAAACTGTATCCAAGTGAAGAAACAAAGGAACGGTCTGATTATGTTTATGGTAAAACAAAAATAGGTAGAAAGTTTAGACGTAAGTATGGAAGACGTAAAGCATCTACTAAGATGTATGATACTCAGGAAGGCAAGATGAAAGAGTTAGCTTCTATAATACAGGATGAAAAGTTTTCTAAAGGGTATGAAGGTGGTTTATTGTAACAATAGGGGCAGCTTTATCAGGAGGATATTAGTGCTACCCCATTTGTTACCAAATAAGAGTTCTTGCAATACTGAATCCAAAACTCAGTTTCCAAATTATAAGGTCAATGTTTAATGAATAGTTTGTGCCTGTGAATACTAAATAAATTGGAGCAAGGTGAAATGATAATATATTATTTGATAGTTTTATTCCCTGCCAGTTGTTTCCTATATTAAAGTCAGTCATTATTTACTCCTTTCTTTTTAAAAAAATCAGCTATTAGTATAGCATCAGCTGTGTATAATGTGACGTTAAATCTTGTATCAGTTGTATCAACCAGCCTTTGAGCTAGTTTCTTTAAGGCTCTTTTTCTAGGTAGTCGCTTTTTTGGTAAGATAAGGTCTTCCTGCCATTCTCTGGGTGATATTAGACTCCACTCGATTCCGCATGAATGAAGTATTCCTTCCCAGTTCCCTACATTTTTCCCAAATGTAAATGTTCCTTTAGCGGATGAACCTCTTACCGCGTGGACTTTTTCCATTATCCAATAGGATTTAATCCCTTCAATAGAACAATGATTTTTAATTGAGTGTATTATCTTGGGTAAGGATTCAACCCTATCTTTTGGGAATTTGTATGCCTCTATAGTACCGTCAGGCCAGATTACTGCTACCCCACCATCTATGCCTGGGTCTATTCCTATAAATGCTATATTAGCTCTCCATCGAATAGTTCTATTAACCTTGCTGTAATTGGGTGATATGGTATTGACTCTACTCTAGCTACCCGTTGATTACATCCCTTATCGTAGGTATCCATAGGTATCGATTTAGAGCGACCCCTGTTCTTTTCTACAAACCACCAACAGTCGCCACGGTTGTTGTAAATGCAACCGCGACAACTTTGGGATTTGCTTTGTATCATTTGTTAGGTTCAAGTAAAGCCTCAGATTCTGTGTTAAAGAATCTACACTTATTACCGTTAAAACCTAAAGTACTTTCTCCTGTGAGACCGTACCTAGACTTAGCGGCAATAACATTTATTGAATATGGGCTGAATTTCTCATCATCATACTGATACGGATAGTATACAAACAGAGCAGACTCTGCACACTGTTCAATAACACCACTCTCAGCAAAATCACTCAGCTTAGGCTTTGGGTCAAACCTACGTTCTATTTCTCTGTTTAACTGGCTAACCAAGATGGCTGAACAGTTTTCCTTTTTACATATCCATTTGTAATCATTCATTACTCTTTCTAGTTGAAACCTTCTTTCTACAGCTCCACTAACAGCAACAAGCTGAATGTAATCATCAATGACTACATCTGGCTTGAACTTGGTAACTTCTGCCATACTTTCTTCAAGGCTTCTTATGTCATCATACATTGTTAAATTGCTGTACTTATCTGATATTATAGTTGTTAATCCGTTTACTAATTTTTCTTCTACTTTTTTTGATACTTTGTTTCGTCTTACTTCATCATAGGTAATATCTTTAGATTCCATTACTAATAGCTTTCTCATCATTTCTGTATTACTCATCTCTCGATTTAACAGCAATACTTTCTTTCCTGCTGATATTAGTTTTCCTATTAGGTTGACTACTAGAGTTGTTTTACCATGCCCTGGTCTTCCACCAAGCACAGTTATCTCGCCTCTGGTCATTCCACCTGAGAAATCATCCAAAGGCTTGAAATTGAAGGGAATCATAGCATCTCCCTTAATAATCTTATCTACTGTCTCTTGAATTATCGTACCTATATCCCCATTCCTGGAAGGCAGTAAGGCTCTTAGTACGTCAACATATCTGCCATGTTCTTCTAGTATCTGTCTAGTAGTATCTATGTTTGAGAAACTTGCATTATATAATTTGTATGCGGTTCGCCCTACTTGTCTTTGAACAAATTTCTCCCAAACCATCCTAGCGTGTTGTCCAGCCATAGACGGCCCAGGAACTCTGTCAAGCAAGCCTGTTATATAATATGCAGTTACTCCGTTATTTTTCTTTTTAACTTCATTTATTAATGTGATAGGTTCGATTACTTGTTCTCTTTTTCTTAGCCTTCCCATTCCTCTAAATGTATGTCTAGCTAGATGGTCATAGAATGCTTCATCATCTTGTATTATTTCTGATACTTTATCATAGGTTTCAAATCCACCCATTAGAATAGCACCGAGTACTGATTCCTCTGCTTCCATATCATTGGGCGGAAGTTTCATATCGTATTGTGTTTTCATGTTATCCTCCATGGAATAAGGTTTCCTGATATGAGACTTTTTCGTAATTAGTAATTACCAGCTCATTTTTGTATTCCCTCTTTGTTGTCTGCCCAGCATACTTAACTGGTATAGCTTCTATGTTATAATCCTTGTACAGTTCATGCACCACAGGTTTATCGTCATAGCTTACCATAAAATTTCCACCACTTAGGTTAATGAAATCACAGACTTCCTTTAAAGCAGAATGGTCTTCTTCTTTGAAAGAATGGAGATAATAGTCATTTCGTGTACCTGCCACTATATAAGGTGGGTCTAGATACCAAAAGTCACCATGTCTCGGTGGATACTTTTCTACAAGCGTTCTAAAGTCAAGATTCTCCACAAGGACACTGTCCAAATAGAGTCTTGAGTATCTTAGGTCTTGTATAAGTTTAGAAGTATCCCAGTCGGCTGAATTTTTACTGAATGTGCCTTGAGGATTGTTGTTAAAAGAGCATCGAACAAGATAGTAATATCTCGCAGCCCTTTTAACATCTGGTATTTTGTTAACAGTAGAGTTCTTAATATACTTTTTAAGTACTTTGTGGAGTTCTCTACTTTTGACATACCATTCAATATATTCTACAAATTCATCAAATCGTTCAGCTAATACTGTGTACAAGTTTACTACATTTTTGTCTAAATCGTTAACTACATTCCACTCGACTTTCGTTTTTCTGAAAAACATTGACAGTCCTCCAGCAAACATTTCGATATACCTGTCATGCTGTGGAATCATAGGAACTAGTTTTTGGCTTAAGAAATATTTGCCACCGTAGTATGGTATAATTACAGGGCAATCAAGCCACTTATTATCTGCCATTGTTTTCTCCTAAAAAGAAAAGGCTGGAGCCATAGCATAGGACGCTAGCTTTATTACAGCAATAACCTACTGGCAATGCCCAGCCTTATACGTGTACTTTATGCACTCGCCACTTGATTCGCCCAACCTCTTACAGTTGGGAAGATTTGAGACTCAAACTTATGAGTACTCATGAAATCCCTGTTCATGTGATGTGTATTCACCCATGTAGCTGCGTTAAACAAGTCCCAATAAGTATCAGGCTTGTGAGTACACAGATATTGGATAAATCCTTCCATTACATTCGTAGGAATCATCTTTATTAGCTCCTGAACGTGACTCTGCCGAACTTTTGTTTCCAACATAAGGGCAAAGTCCACCTTGAAGACTTCTGACGTGTTTTGGATAGTTTCTTCTATTAACGCAGGCAATTCAGCTATGCGTGGATTATAAATAGAATGTCTATTTGTTTTCTTAGACAGTATAACTCCAATGACCATGCCATTAGAACATACCAATCTATATGCACCAGCTATTATTCCTATTTCCCATGAGCCATCATAGCTGTTCTTAATCATTATTTCAGGATTGACATAATCATCTTTAGCTACTTTGACTTTTACATTTGGAATAACGTACCGCCACATTGTTCTTTTGCCGTCGTTTAGTACTTTAACTTCTCTTTCAACAGCACCTGCTTTTTGCAGAGCATCTTGAGAAGCATCATACACTTCTTGATTGGTAACCAACTTATATTCATCAGTCATACAACTTAGAATTTCATTGGTATCTTCTCTTATTATGAATTTATGACCAGTCTTTATGTAACCTGAAGGGTCATCTTGAAAAACTGCAGGTTCTTCTCTAACTGGAAATAGTGCTTCACTCATATCCTAACTCCTTACGCTTATCGGTTATAGATTTTGGCGTTTTGCCAAGCATCTTTGATTCAGCTTCTTTTAGTTTTTTCCTGTCTTTAGCATGATTTTGAACCATTGCTCTAAGAAAGTTAAATCCTTTCCCTTGAGCATACATCTTGTCTTTACAGTAGATGTTCATAGCCCATTTTAATGTATCATCATCCATTTCTTTAATTCCCCATAGAAAGTTGTAGGATTTCCTATCAGTATCATCTGATGGAACATTTGTTCGTATTTTCCCTACTACCGTTTTTAGCATGTTCTGTGTTTCTTTGTTCCTTTGCCAAACGAGGTCTCTTATTTTTGTTTTTTTTGAACCGCTGGTAGGGGTATATCCACATGCGGGGCACTTTTCCATATTCCTTCTTCCTCCAGTTCTTTTTGAGCGTCTAGAAAGCTATCAGCAGCTAATTCCGCTTGTCTGTGGTCTTTAAAATAACAATCAGACATGAGATAAGCAATTAATTCGTCTCTATCGCCCTGTTCTGTTAGGTGTGATACCCAAGCCATTTTACCCATAGGTTTTTCCTCCTTATCGTATAAGTATTTACCTACATTAGTTTGCCATGTAGTCTCTACCCAGAAACCACATTTGCACTTTTTTAGCATTATATTTTCTTAGCTTCTTCTAATAGTTCGTCTATTTTGCTCCATATCATTACAAGTATCCATACCTGTACTAGTTCAATTAGTATTTCCATCCTTTCTCCTTATAATCCTCTTCTACCTCCATTGTTAGATAAGCTACCACCTTTCTTTTTTAGCCTTCTTTCAGATGGAGTAGACTCTGTTTTGGTTTTGTCTGATGCGTTCTTGTACCACCACCATCCATTACCATGTTCTGCTAACATTTCTGTTATATCCTTAATGCTTTTAGGGTCATAAGGATAACCTTCTCTAAGTTTCCAGTTTTTTATATATGGTTCAGTCATTATTTACTCCTTTTAATTGCAGTCGTGTTTGCAAATAAGTGCTTTCCTAGATAGTACGGTTGGTCATCTTCAGGCAGGTTAGCTGAGATTATAATTACATTAGTACCCATTGGGCCTGTCTTTATTTTTACACCCTTTAGACCAGCAGTCTCGAACATTTCCCCCTTCTTTAATTTCTCAAGAAATATCATTCCCCGTGGGGGCTTAATCACAATCTCCGTCCTTACAACCTGCTACTACAGTACCTTGTGCTTTTTGTATCTCTTTTTCGATATATTCATTAAGAAGTTTACCATCTCTACTTTTCTTTGTGTTGCCAATTTGATTTTCTCTTATTAACTCAGCTGTTCTAGTTCTTTTCTCTTCAGCAAGAGCATCTTTAACTCTTAGCATATCTTTTAAAAGAGATTTATATGGAGTTTTCCACTTAGGAGAAACAGGTATTCTTACTGTTTTTATAGCAGTTAATGCCCAGATGATACATTCTAGTTCAGATTCAGTTGTTCTTATTTTTATTACTGCTTCTTGATTTTCCATCTTTCTCTCCTTTTTCATCCGTTGTACCACCTGGAACAGGAGATGGCATGGCTCTCCTAGTACTAGCCAATACTCGCATATCTTTAGTGTGTTCTTTTTGGTTTTCCAGTTCGTTTATTTGGTTTTGTTCATATGCATAATCAG